AAACAGCCAAGTTTGTTTATTTACAGATCAGGATCTGTAAACGTGGTTGTACCTGCGATGAATTTACTTTATAGAGCATATGATTTTATCAATACTTTTTTCAAAGAAAATTATGATGAAATCGTACAAAAAGATATTAATTTAGAAAGTTCAAAATTAAATCTGTAATTTAGTTAAAATTGAAGAAACATTATATATCATAGAATATTAATGCCAACAAAGACATGTAAAATTTGTAATCTAACATTAGATGTTAGTAATTTTTATAAAAGTGGGAAATGGTATCGTAAAGAGTGTAAACAATGTAGTTATAATTCTACTAAATGTAAACATGGATCAAACAAATCTAGATGTAAGAAATGTAAGGGTTCTCAGATTTGCGAACACGATAAAGATAAAGCATATTGTCATGAATGTCATGGTTCTCGTTTCTGTGAGCACGGTATACAGAAATATCGTTGTATTAAATGCGAAGGTTCTGGTATTTGTAAACACGGATTACGAAAGGCTCGTTGTAAAAAGTGTGGAGGTTCAGCATTATGCGAACATGGCAAACGAAAAGAATATTGTAAGCAATGTGGTGGTTCATCATTATGCGAACATGGTATTATTAAATATGGATGTCGAAAATGTGGTGGAGGGCGATTTTGTGAACATGGAAATAATCGAAACAGATGTCCTAAATGCGGTGGTTCTTCTTTATGTGTTCATTGTAAACATATTGAATCACCGAAAAGATACGTTGAATCACTTGATAAAAAAGTTAGATGTTGTGCTCGTTGTTTTTATCATTTCTATCCAAACGATAAAATTCCTAGAAGATTTAAAATGAAACAGCATTATTTTAATGAAAAATTAATAGAAGAATTTGGAGATATTTTTCAATATGATAAAGTAATCAAGTGTGGCTGTTCTAAAAGAAGACCAGATTGGTTTATAGATTGTTATAAATATTCAATCATTATTGAATTAGATGAAGACCAACATAAGTATACTTCATGTGATGAAAAACGAATGATGGAATTATTTCAAGATTTAGGAAATAGGTCTTTGGTTTTAATTCGTATTAATCCTGATAAATATAACAAAAAAGGTAAAATCAAAGAAAGTTGTTTTGAATTTGATAAAAAAAATACTATCAAATGTTTAAATAAAGAATTTAATAGGAGATTTAATAAATTGGTTAATTTTATTGATTATTATTTAGATAATGAGCCTGAAAAAGAAATAACAGTGAGAAAGTTATTCTTTAATAAAAGTCATTAATAATAATTTTCTAATTTTTTATAAAATTTTTTTGAAGAGATATAAGAAAATAATAAAGAAATTAAAAAGAGTGTTTTATTATTAACAAATTTATTTCCTTTTAATTTAACCATATTAGATGACCATTTAATCCAATCGTATTCATTATATAATTGCAAGAGAATAAAGAAAACTATTTTATTAATTTTATTTGTATCTTTAGTATATTTAACTGAATAAGCATAAATATGACCAAGTAAAGGAATTCTATAAAACAGTTGACTAAATAATATAACAAAACATGTGAAAGTATATATTTTTTTATAACGTTTATCATAGGATGTTAATTTAAAAATTTTTAATGCATTAAATCCTAATCCAGTGATCTGATTTGACATTGCGGCATTTATCATTACTCCTTCAGCTAATTGATTTTTATGTTGATAATATAAGCATAAAAATGTAATTAAAGCGTGATGTAATAAAGCAGTATAGTCTTTTTTATTATTTAAATAAGCATAAGCAAAATCAAAAATATCAAATCCAGCTTGTAATTTAAAAAAAGTATTCATATTCTTTGTTATTTTTCTATCATAATCTAAGATTAATCCATTATTCCATAAATGAATTAATTCTTGAATTGATTTATAACATAAGGTAAATTGGAATCCAGATCTAATGACTTCAATTCCAATTTTAACGTTTTTATTTTTTAATGCTTTCATATATTGATTATATGTAATATAAAGTTTTTAATTCTTAAAGAATTTATTTGAATTTTCTATTGTATACATACAGATTGCATATCTAGGAGCAGCCCTTATTATTGTAGCACCTAATCCCTTAAACCAATTTTTAACAGGTTGGCGAAATAAATTATGAGATGCTTTTGTAAAAGGAACGAAATTTTTATCTGTTTGCATTTTTACCCGTATTGTATCAAACGGAAGTCCAATAGGCCAACTAATAGCTCCTGCTATAGCACCAGAAACCATCGGGCTAAAATCATTTTCTCTTAATTTATCGTATACACCATATAATACGGGATATGTCAGTACACAACAGGCTGCAGCAGGAACAAATCCATTCGACCAGCCTCTGATACCTTCTTTTATAGTTATTTCTTTAGCCATGCGATAGTATCCTCTGAAAGATTCATTAAAACGAGGGTCTTTTGTAGTTTGTGCTCTACATTTAATATTATATAATGGTAAATCTCCAAATGTCTGGCATAGTCCAGCAAATGCCGACACTCCGATTAACCTTAATCCTTTTGGGGGTGTTTTATTTTGATCTTCAGTTATCTTAGAAGCAAATTCATATCCAGCTCTATTCATTCCCATTGACATTCCCCTTAGTGTCACAGGAGGAAGTATTCCTCTAAACAATCCTTGAACCCCTATCGTATTTCTAATGTTCTTAATCACTGAACTATACGTTACATTTGGTCGCCCATTTGTTGCAGCGTGTTGAAGTCGAACACGAACAGTATCGATGGGGTGGGTTAGAAGAATTCCTGCAGATCCCCCAAGTAATCCACTCGAGAATTCGTTCGACATTTTGAAATTATATTGGTTATTACCAGTCATTTTATATATGACCTATATTACTATTATCTACTAGTATTTTTTTTTTTAATTACTGTCTTTATTCAGTCTTGTAAACAAAATAGTCATTCCGATCACTGTCTTGTTTTAGACATATTCTATATTTGTAATTTAAATTAAAAAAAAACAATTTTAATTTAAATTAAAAAGACATTGATATTTTGATGATTTAATTATTTCAAATAGATGGAATCAATTATTAATTTTTTCCCATAATTAGTACAGAGAGAAGAAATTTGTTTAATATCATTGACTTTACCAGTAGAAGTTTCATGATGAGTAATAGAAGCGTGAGTAAATTCAGGATGATTATCAAAGATCTCTTTAATATCTTCAATATCAATTTCTAGATTATCACTAAATCTTAACATGGACGCATTTTTGTCTAATTTTTGAGAAATATTGTAAATTCTATCAGCATAAGTACCATTAGAAATAACTAATATTTTATCATTATTTGTTAAACTGGAGTTAATGATGCTTTCCAATCCAGTATTATCTCCACAAGGAAATAAAAAACAAGAATATGGTTCAGGGCGATGCATTATATATTGCATTGGTTTAATTGATGATGATCTGAATTGATTATAAATAGCACCCATTGCGATGTTTCTATGTTGTAATAATCGTTTGGAATTATATATAGTTTTATTAAATGAACGAAACATTATTATATATATATTATTAATTGACATTATTACCATTTAAGAGGGGTTGAAAAGAAATTTTTTAGAAGATCATCATAATATTTTTTTGTTTCCTCGCTAATATTAGTAGAATCGTTTTTTGAATATAAATCGTATTTATTGAATTCTAATACATCTTCTAACAATTCTTTATCAGTTTCATTCATAAAGTAATGATAATCTTTTGAAGTGTGCCAAGGATAAAATGAATGAAATCTTATAACATTAATATATTTGTTAGATAGTTTATGATTGTTATTATACTTAAGAACTAAATATAAATATTCATCGTGTCCGAAGGACATTTTTAAATTAGAAATTCCGCAATTTTTGGAATATATTCCAAATTTATTTTGGAATAATGAATTTGTATAATCAGGGTTATTTTTAAGAGTCTCATAATAAACGATTGATTTAGAATATTGGCAACCGACAGGAAAAGTATCACCAACGACAGCCCAACTTGGTTCTCCAAATTTAAATAAAATTTTGCCTAAATCGTGTATCAACCCAACAATTTGAAATTCTTTATTATCAGGATAATCTTTTCTTATTCGCTCTGCGGTTTGATAAGCGTGGATAGAATTAGGTAAATCTAAATCAGGGTCAGAAGGGTCAATAAAGTCATTAATTAGTTCGAGAGCTTTATTCATAGTCATTGTAGAATTATTCAAATTAGAATATTGTTGTATTTTTTGATTAACAAAATTTACAGTTTGATTTATATGACATTGTTTATATAAATCATATTGCTTTGTTTTCTTTTTAAAAACTCTAAAATCTTGTGGCATTTATGTTATAACATTATTTTCTATTTTTTATTTCTTTAAGTAAAACATTTTTTCTTTTATATTTTCCATTTTTAGTTAATTTAATATTTTTTCTTTTGGCTTGTTCTCTAAGTTCTTTAACATTCATTTTATCCAAGTTATAATATTTGTCACAATTAACAACTTTATCTCTGGTTAATCCTCGAGAAGCATAAACAGAATCAGTACAAATTGCGTAAGGGTTAATATCAGGATTTTTTCTTTTAACTTTTTGAACACAATGACAATAATTTTTTTCAACAACTTTTCTAGGCATCTTATATTTTTATTAAATATTTTAAAAATCTCTTAAAAATTCTCTTAAAGTAGGATGATTAATTTTATATCTATTCCAAAAGTGGCATATTACTTTAGCAGCATTAAATTTTTTTTTATCTTCAATTGCTTTTAAAATAAATTTATTTTTAAATAAATATTCATCATTTTTTATAAAATTTGTAAATGTAGGGAGATCCAAATATTTACCAATTTTTATAATAATTTCTATAGGTATTTTTTCTAACATTTAAAGAACAATTACTTTTCTAACTTTCATCAAGAAATTATTTGTTAAAGATGTCCGATAATCAGCATTACCACTAATTCTATTATTATCAGAGAATAAGTTATAGTTATGATTAATAAGTTGTGGGGTAGTATAAAAAATATTTAAATGTTTAAAAGCATAATCTTTAACTTGATTATCAATTGCAGTAACTAATGGTTTAGATTTTTCCATTAAAGTATTTAATGCTTTTTTATTAACCATATATGCGAAGAATCCAGTATTATATAATCCTTTAGTGGCTTCTCTAGTAGGTGTAATTAAATGTTTAGAATATCTATTACCAATAATAGAAGTACCTCCTAGAAATACCATATCCCAATTTTCAGGTAATTCTTTTTCAATAATTTTTAATTTTTTCCAGAAATCAGGTGGAATATATACATCATCTTCAAGTATAATAGCAACATCTTCTTCCCAGTTTTTAATAGTTTTCCATAAAGTTATATGAGACATAGCTACACCGATTTGACCTTTTTTAAGCCATTTAGCAGAAACGGTACCATCTTCATAAAGGCCCTCAATATCTAATTTTCTTCCATCAATTGCATTAAAACGAACAAAATCAACTTTTGCTTTTGATAATTGGTTCGATATAAATTTAAGTCTATCTGTGCTTTTTTCTAAATTGATTACATAAACAGGTATATTAGGAATTCCAATTGTTGTAAAATTTTCAATAAAATTATCAATACCTTTAGTTTTAAAAACAAATAATAAAATTACAATTATAATAATACAAATAATAATAGTTCCATATTTTTGATTGAAGTTCATACTATAATATAATTTATTACTAGATAATTTTCATAATCAGGTTGATGTTGTATTAAAATAAATTTCAACTAATTTTTCTGCGATTTGAATACTATTTAAACTAGCACCTCTAAATAAATTATTAAAAGTAATAAACATACTATATGTATTTTCTAATTCATGTTCTTTTTTTAGTCTACAAACATATACTTCATTTTTTTGTTTAATTTGTAAAGGAGTGATCATTGTATCAGAAATAATTAAATCATTTTGTTCTTTCATTTTATTTTTAATATTTTGAAGTGTAACATTTTGGTCGAATGTAATTTGAACAACAAGTGAATGACAAAATTCAATTGGTATTCTAGTACACATAGATGTAATTTGAATATCATTATTTTGTAATATTTTTTTAGTTTCATAAACTAATTTAGCTTCTTCAGTAGTAACATTAATATCATTTAATTTCCCTATAACAGGAATAACATTATTATATATTTGTGCCCCATATGTAGGATTAGAACATGTTCCGTCCTGTCTTTCATTTAATAATTGGTTCAATCCATTATAACCAGAACCAGAAACACTTTGTAAAGAAACAATATGAAGTTTTTTAATATCAAATACTTTTAGTTTAAAGATTGCCATAATTAATCCAGATGTAGTACAATTACTATTTGAAATAATTCTTTTCCCAAAATGTAATAAATTTTGATTAACAGGTGGAATAATTATATCAACATTAGGGTCTAAACGATAATGACTAGAATTATCAACAATAAAACAATTGGTATTGTTTTCTAAATATTTAGGACAATATATTTTAGCCAATGATGAAGAAGAACAAAAGAAAACAATATCTAAATTAGTTATAGTTAAACTTTCTTCAGCATCAATTATTTTATATTCTTTATTATAAATTTTTAAAATTTTCCCCTTACTTTTTGATGATGCAACTAATGTAACATGGGTAATTGGAAATTTTCTAGACTGTATTAAGTCAATTAGTACTTTACCGACTAATCCAGTACAACCAAAAATTAAAACGTTTACCATTTATAATGTATACTTAATTATACTAATTATAAAAATAATTAGTAATAAATGTTTAAATCATTAATAAGTTTAAATTTATTTAAAGATATCTAGATATTTAGTATTAAAGTATATTAGAATGACATCTTACAAATGGACAAATAGTAGAAAAAGAAGAAGATTAAATAGTGATGAAAGCGGAAATGCCGCAGATATTTTATCATTATTATTTAATGCCCGTGGAACTGATGAATGTGATGATACTCCATTCATGACTCATGACGAGAATATAGTAACACGAAAAAATAATCGAATTCATTTTTATGCTGATGTAAATAAAAAAACTTGCCATCGTTTAATTCAATTACTAGAAGAAGCAAATGATGAGTTGGCTGCGAATGATAGAAAATACGGCCAAAAATCAAATAATAAAATATTTCTTTGTATTAATTCAGATGGTGGTTGTGTACATTCAGCATTAAGTGTTATTGATCGTATTTTACAATCTGAATATGAAATAGTATCAATTGTAGAAGGTGTAGCAGCAAGTGCTGGAACTTTAATGTCAATGGTCTGTCATCATCGATATATTCAACCAAATGCTCAAATGTTAATTCATGAATTATCCTCAGGAACTTGGGGTAAATTTCATGAAATGAAGGAAGAGGTAGGAAATTTAGAAAAATTACATAAAGCATTAGTTGCTTTATATAAGAAATATACAGACTTAAATAAAAGAGAATTAGAAAAAATTTTATTACATGATTATATGTGGACAGCAAAAGAGTGTAAAGCAAAAGGATTTGTAGATGGTATAAAATTAACAACAATCAATAATATGAAAATTCCAAACAAAAATTGAATTTAAATAAATTTATATAAATAACGATAAATATTAAATGAGTTATTGTACAGAAATTTTAAAGTCTGGTCCTAATACAGGACAACAATGTGGAAGAGTATTAGTAAATTGTTCTTGTAGATATCATGGTAGAAAATTACCTAATATATTATATGGAACAGTAAATAATGAACTTAAACAACAAATTAAACAAGAGCGGATAGCCGATACTTGTTCAATTTGTTTAGAAGAAGTAGCAATGTATAATTTTAAAAAATATGAAGGAATTCATATTATGAATTGTGGTCATAAAATGCATGGAAAATGTTATGTAAAATATTTATTAAAATGTGAAAATAATTCATCTTGTCCATTATGTCGTAATAAACAATTAGAAGTGAGTTCGATTAGAGAATTAAGAAAATTACAAACCACTATTCGGCAATTAAATGAAACTTTATCAAATGTGCAAGTTACATTAAGAGAAGAAGAAGAGAATAGTAGTTTTTGGATGAGTCGTTCTAGTAAATATAAAAGACGATTTAAAGAATTGTATGGTGATTATTGTGTTGTTCGTGAAAATTATAATCAAATGCTAAATATGAATAATATACATCAAACAATGATTTATAATCTACAAATTCTAAATGCTGATTTAACAAGAAAAGTAACTA